TTACTTGATGGCTTTCCGGGCGGCTGCGTATTCCGCGTCCGTCATTTCGGTGGCCTTCTTCGCTGCTGGTGGCTTTGCGGCCGGTGGCGTTGCTGGGGTGCTGCTGTGCTGAGCCGTACCGAACAGGTATGGCTTAGCGGTTTTCAGGGCTTCGATCAGCGCATCAGCGCCTTCGACTTCGCCCTGATCGTTCAACTTAACGGCGGACAGGTCGGCCAGCTTCAGACCATCGAGGTCTACCATGCCGGCTTTCAACGCTACCGCCTTCAGTTCAGCGCGGATTACGCGCTCGTTGGCAGCAGTGGTGGCGGCGGTGATGCGGTCTTCCGCGTCCTTCGCTGCCTTTTCCGCTGCCGTTTTGTGGTTGCCAGCCTCGGTAGTGGCATCCTGATGCTTCTGACGCCACGACTTGTTCTCTTCGCGCAGCTCGCGCACGTATTCGGCGCTGAAGGTCTGGGCTGCTGCAGGTGCTGCCGCAGCCGCTGGTGGTTGGGAACCGCCGCCGGAACCGCCCTCGCCGCCTTCAGGCTTTAGATAGCGGCGCATCATGTTGCGCAATAGGAAGCTCACGATGCCACCTCGTCATAAGTGGCTGCGAAGATTTCTTTCTTGCATGGGTAGATTTCACCCTTCACGCCGGTGATCAGCATGTCATCTGGCGTGAATCGCATCGAGCCCTCCAGCGTCGGTACGATGTAGCAGGTATTGTTCTCGTGCGTGATCGGGTGCCCCTTGTAGCTGAACGACCATGGCATGCCACCCACGATGTTCGCGCCGTTGTCGATCCCGTGCTGCACCAGCTCATCAAAGGTGATGGCTTCAACAACCACAGGCTTCTTCCGGAACTGGCGGGCGCCCGGCTTACGTTCGAAATTGTCCAGATCGCGGATATGCTCGGCGGCTTCAGCACCGGCAGCCCCCTGACGTACGAGGTCATAGTGCTGGGACAGGTTCAGGTGGATGCCGACGGACAGCATTTCATTGGCGCGGGCGTGGTTCACGCCGTGGCCGGTCATGCCGATGGTGCCGTCTTCGTTCGATACGAGCACGATCACGCCAGCGACTGCCAGCCGCTTGGTGGCGAATGCCGCGATATTGCCGAAATGCAGATCCGGAATGCCGGACGGGATTTCAGCGCTTTGGTTCAGGTTAGACATCAGTCTTTTCCTCCAGATAAAAAAATAGCCCGCATCTGGCGGGCCGGTTAGCTGACCGCAGGCGCGGCCAAAGGGGTGCTACAAGGGTCAGTCATCAGACTGATTAAGTGGGAGCTGCGCTGGTTTTACTGGCGGCTCAGCTCCGGGCGGTGGTGGCTCCGCCTTGATCGTGCGCAGCTCGTCGGCAGGGTCTGCGATGTCGTAGCTGCTGGCGATCGTCTTGACGGCGGTCTCCTGCGACAGCAACTGCTTGTCGCGCAGAATGCCCAGCGTTGTTGCTTCGGTCTGCTTGTCCGCATAAGTCGGCGCATACCATGCCGGCCAGCGCAGCGACAGCTTTGCCGTCTGGCTCAGCTTTTTGATCTTCTCGCCATCTATGGTCAGCTCGAACTTGTCCGAAGCCTTCACGACCATGCGCAGCAATGCCAGTAGCGCGCCCTCGCCGTAGCTGATCCGCAGCTTGTCAGCCAGCCAGATCAGCGACTGGTTCATCAGCTCCATGGCCCGGCCCGACTGCGCTGCGCTCAGCTTGTCAGCGTTGGCGCGGTTACCGTGGGCCGATTCCAGCGCCAGTTCCCGCAGGCCGCGCACATATTCCAGAACCGCCTGCGCAGCGGATCCGTTGATTTCGAGCATCTTGGCATCGCCATTTTCATTAACGACGATGGCATTGCCTCCGCCCTTCACCATGGCGCCGTCACCGCCCATGGCTGGCTCTTTAATTAGCAGCGTTGGATCGGAACTGTATTTCAGGCCACGGCCAGCCTGCGACAGCTGGTAATCGATTTCTATCTGGGTATCGATCGCTTCGGGAGGGAACGTGGCTTTTCCGTCGATGTCGTCACCGCCGGCCAAGTTCTTGACCCACACGGCAGGCACAAAGCCCATCTGGTGCGTGGTAGTACGACTGGCATCGACAACCGGCTTAGTAGGCGCATCGCTGCGAACCTTCCACGGCACGAACCACGTTTCGGCCAGCTCACACCACTCGCGGCGGAACCAGAAATCGACGGTCAGATCGTCATCGGCAATGGCGTAGCCCTGATCGGCCAGCACTGCGCCCTTCACCTTGTACTGCTCGATGATGCGTTCCAGCGTGTCGGGCTCGTCGGCCTTCCAGACCGGCGTGAGGTATTCCGTAGAGCTGACCTTGAAAAAAAGCCGGTTCTTGAGCACGCGCAGGAATATGACCACGCTGCCGACGCTGCCGGTGGTGGCCGCCTCGATCATCACCTGGTTGATCATGCAGGACTTGATCACGTCAGCCAGCGTATCGCGGGTAGTCTCGTCTGCGCATTCCACAGCAGGGAAATGGCCCTCGGAGAACAGCAGAGAAATGCTGTCATCCACCACGATGCGGCAGAGCGCGTAGCGCACCGATGGGCGCCTGTCGCGGATCGGGATGTACTCGCCGATAATGTCCTTCCGTTCCTGATGGAAGTCGTACTCCAAGTGATCGTAGAGCTTCCCCTCCAGCACGCGCGTCAGGACATCGATGTCGAACTGACGCTGGGGAAAGTCCTTGTCGCGTGGGATTTTAGAGGTGATTGTCTTGAACATGCGTTTCTTCCACTTCCATAAACTTCGGCACCGCCCGCGCCATTGAAACCCCGGCAAGCCGGGTAAATGACTGGCCTCGTCTTCGTCGGTGTCTGCCTCGATATGTCCCCTCGGTCGGCTTCGGGTCGCTCAACACACTCACTACCTAACCATATGCGGCACGCGGATCACCTTGGACACGACCGGCTTGACCACTGGCCACTTCCAGAAAACGAAGTAGCCCAGCGCATCTGGCGCGTGGTCCTTGCCGCCTTCCTTATCTGGATCACCGTTCTTGTCGAAAATCTGCTGCTCAAGGCATTTAGTCAGCTCAGGGCACAGCTTCGTGTTCACCAGCAGCAGGCGGCGCCCGTCTGCGTTCAGCGTGGCCGACTGCAGCGTCACAACACGATCGCGCACCGAAGGATTTGCGTCCTTGGCGTGCACGATGAAGCCGGCATCCTTCAGTATCTGCAGATCGGACAGGGAGGCATTAACCGTCTTGTGGCTCTTGCCGCTGGCGTCCGGATACACGTTGATGCGGTGCGCTGGGTACCGCTCTTTCAGCGCCGCAGCAATCGCTGGGGTGTCGCGCAGGCCCGTCAGCTCGCCCAGCACCAGCGGCCGATTTTCGCGAATCACGCTAATGATTGCCGTGCAGTTGTACACGTTGAAGTCAACGCCCACGTGCAGCTCTTCACCGTGCTGAATCACCTCATCAGTGTGATTCTTGACCCTATCGAAGTCCGGATACACACTGCCGGACGTCAGATTGACGAAACGGCCCTCCATGTACGCTTCCAGCAGCTGGGCCGGGTACGTGGCGCGCAGGCTGGCGATATAGCTTTCAGGCAGGTATGGATTCGAATACGTCGGCGCACGGTGTATCGAATAGCCCGGCGTTACCTTCTCTTCCCAGCGCTCATACGCGAAGCGGAAACCCTCGGGCGTGGTCGCAACGCTGCAGGTATTTGGCAGGCCGTCGGCCTTCTTCTGCCGGCACCGCGCAATAACCTTGTTCCATGCATTGGCGGCATGGTCCCGCTTCAGCGTGTCCAGTTCATCGATGCCGGCGTCCGCTATCTCAAAACCGACGATGCGGTCGGGATTGTCCAGCGTGCGGAAGATGACGCTGCCGCCGGTACCGAGATACAGCTGTTTTTCCGACTTGTTCAGCTTGTACGGAACGCCCCAGTTCTCCAACTTCTCTTCGAAGCGGTTGAACCCGATCAAGCGCACCAGATCGAACGTCGGGGCGAAGTAGCCAACGTCCAGCTTCGGGTTGGCCAGCTTCTGCATCAGCAGCCGCGTGATCAGCGCTTCCGACTTGCCAGCACCGAAACCGCCCACGAACGCGGGAAACTGGTCTTCGGAGAACACAAAGTCTTCCTGCGGATCAGTGAGCGTAATTTCGATTTCACGCGGCATCTTTGCGGGCCCGTTTCACAGTGAACGTGAAGCCTTCAAGCGCGTCAGGTGCCTTATCCCGGATCAGCTCACCCCGCGTCCGCTCCAGCGATTCGATCCGCGCCAGCAGCCGGTCGATGATCTGCGGATAATCGCGCAGCTTCTTCTTCACCTCGTTCCGTGCTTGGTATTCGCCGGCGCCTTCGCGGTCGACCGTTTCGAACACCTCCATGCCGTTCGGCAGCGCGTCGGCCCGGGCCTGAGCAGCCAGCGCGCGGCGCAGCTGCATCCGGGCGATAAGCAGTTCGTTTTCCACTTTGCCGGTAGCGGACTGGACGTCAGCGGCCACCGCCTGTTCGTCAGGCCGCAGCAGGTCGCCGTAGATACCGTGCTTGACCGCGTTCTGGTTGCCCTTCGCTGAAGGGTTGCCGGTACTGGCGCCGCCGTGGACGCGGCACCGGCCGTTCTTCATTGCAGGGGCTTTGCACTGGCCGCCGGCGCGTGTTTTAGCCCCGCAATGTTTAGCCATCAGGCCTCCCGCTTATGGGGTTTGTTTCAGATTTACGCTCACCCCGAAGCGGCAAATGAACTTGCCCA